ACGCCAACCCGGCGATCAGTCACAGCAAGCTGGAGTGCTACCGCAGGCGGCCGGCGCTCTACTTCAAGAAATACGTGGCCAAGACTCTGGCGCCACCCGAGGACACCGGCGCTTTCCGACTCGGCTCGGCGGTGCATTGCGCGATCTTGGAGGAAAAGGAATTCGCCAAGCGTTACATTCTGCGACCCGACTGCGACCGGCGCACGAAGGAGGGCAATATTCATTTCGCTGAATTCTCGGCGCAGCACGCGGACAAGACCTTGCTCGACCACGACGAGATGGCGCAGGTCGTGGCGATGCGCGAGGCGGTGGCGGCGCATCCAATCGCGTCGCGGCTACTCGCGGAAGGAACGCCGGAGATGACTTGGCGCAAGTTGCAGCCAAACGCTTTGGGCGCTCTGCAATGTCGGACCGACTGGTTCGCTCCGTGCGGATGCGACATCAGCGACTTTCACCCTTACGCGCTGGATATCAAAACCGTTGAGTCACTCGACAGTGACGCGTTCCGCAACTTCGAGCGTGCGGCGTTCTCCTACGGCTATCACCGGCAGGCGGGATTCTACCTGCCACTGATCAACGAAATCTTGGGATATCCAGTCTCGCGGATGTATTACGTCGCGGTCGAGAAGTGCGAGCCTTACGGCGTCGCGGTTTACAAGTTGAGCGACGACGCGATTGCGCGAGGGCAGGACGAGAACATCGCGGACCTCGTGCGGCTGAAGCGCAGTCTCGAAACGAACGACTGGCCGAACATTGAGCCGACGATCCATGAGTTGAAACTGCCGGGCTGGTATGACAAACAGCGATGAAATCGAACCTCAAATACAACTGGCGGATCACGCTCGGCGCGCCGGGGCACTCCATCAGCGTCGTGAAGCGCTGCACGATCGAACAGGCTTTGCTCGCGGCGGACGAACTTGAAACCGAGGTCGAGTGGATCGTTACCAGAATTTCAATCCACCACGAAATATGAAAGAACTATTCGTCATCACCGTTGCGACCTCAGTTTGCACCAGCGCAATTTGCTTTTGGCTCGGTCACGCGCTCGGCAAACGACGAGGGCGCGACGAGCAATGGGTCAGCGACTACCTCGCTTACGAACGCAAAACACAGGCCGGCCGAGACAACCTCGGACGGTTCAAGAAACGAAAGGCACCTTATGGTAAGATCAAAATTACAGCACAACAAAACCAACTCTGAGATTGATCGGCGACTGCTCGAAATGCAGTCACCGAGCGAGATCGTCCGAGTCATGCGAGGCGCGACGCTGAGCAATGTCCACGCACGGGCGCGGCGGCTCGGACTGGCGCTGCAACGCATCACACCGGCCGAGCGTGACCATCTGCTCGTCAGGCGAATGGGGAGGACGAAATGAACACCTTCATTTTCGGCGACCCGAAAGGTCAACCGCGAGCGCGAGCCTTCGCCCGGAAGATGGGCGCTAAGCACGTTGCGCGGATGTATGACAGCGACGTGGCAGACGCGTGGAAGCGGGCGGTGGACCTCGGGATCGAGCGCGAGCTAAAGGCGACGGGGGCACTCGATCCGGTCGGAGCGTTCGACTGCAAGCTCACCTTCTTCTTTCGCCGGCCGAAAAGCCACTACGGCAAGGCCGGGCACGTGAAGGCGAGCGCGCCGGTCTGCCACGTGAGCAAGCCTGACGCGGACAATCTCGCCAAGCTGGTGCTTGATCGCATCACGCGGGGCGGGCGGATTTGGCGCGATGATTCGCAGGTGGCGCGATTGCGCGTTGAGAAGTTCTGGGCGATCACGGACGCGAGGATTGGCGTTCACGTGAGCGTGCAGCGATTCGAGGGGAGCGAGGCTTGACGCGGGGAGGGTATCGCATAAACAAGGAGCAGGCCGTGAAAAGCCTACTGCACGACATGAATCATAGATCAATTTCCCGGCCAGTTTTCGCGAGGCGTTTCGTGCGCCAATTTTCACCGCGAAGGCTGGTCGGGTTTTTTTATTTATGAGCAAGCTACCTTTCCTTCAGTTTTACCCATCGGACTATTTGGTTGATACCCGAGTCCTTTCGCTGGCCGCTCGCGGAGCGTGGGTCGACATCATTTGCGTGCTGCACGCCTCATCGACGCGGGGCACTTCGACTTTGCCGGCGAGAGGCTGGGCCAGAATCATGGGAGCGACCGAAGCCGATTTTCAATCTGCGCTCAGTGAGATCGAAGAAATGAAAGTCGGAGACGTGATACGAGAGTGTAACGGAAATGTAAGTGTTACATGTCGCAGAATGATGAATGAATCTATCACGCGTGAACAGACAAGGTTACGCGTTCAAAACTATCGAAAGAAACACGGTAACAAAGCCGGTAACGAATCAGGTAACGCAGATGTAACGCCCAATAAGTCAGAAGTCATAAGTCATAAGTCAGAAGAAGAAGGTAGCGGGGTTGTGACCCCGCCGCCTGCAATTCTTTTCGATGACTTGCTGGACGAACCCGAAAAGCCCAAGAAACAACCCAAACAGACCGACGCGGAATGGCTCGCGGAGCTTGCGACGTCGCCCGCATACTCAGGCATCGACGTCCGGCGCGAGTATTCGAAGATGCAAACGTGGTGCGGCGTAAACCGCAAGATGCCGAGCCGGCGCCGATTCGTCGCTTGGCTGAACCGCATCGAAAAACCGATGGACGCTGCGAAAGGAAGCCGAGCGCATGAAAGCATCATTGACCGCTCCTGATCCATCGCCCGCGGAGCGCCGGCTGATTGCCGCTTGCATGGCTGGCGGGGTGCAAACCGTAGCCGGTGCAGTCAACCACGGCATCAGCGCCGAGGCCTTCGCCGACCCGATGCTCGGGATCATCTGGCAGGCGCTCGTGCAGACCGCGACCGAGGACAAGGACACGCACGTTTTCAAGGTCGGACGCCGGGCCTTCGGTTCGGCCATCAACGCCGAGACGATGAGCGAGCTGGCGCAAATCGCGGCGCTGGAGCCGACGTCGATCTTTGCGAAGGCTCTGACCATCGAAGTCATCGACGCCAACAAGCGACGCAAGGCCGTCACCAAGCTCGCTCAAGCGCTCGGGGCAGTCACTCCACGCGAGGGCGGAGAGTGGGAGGAGGACTGGTCGGCCGCACGCAAAGCGATCCATGAGGCTGAGCTGGCGGTTTCGATTCAAGGCGCGACCAAAAGCCTTTCGGCAATCGTGGACGAATACATTTACGACGAGACGCACGGCAAGGAGGCCGGGGTCGTCGGGACTGGATTGCCGCACTGCGACGAGTATTTCGGGAAGATCCGAGGCGGCGAGGTGTGCGTGATTGCAGGCCGGCCGGGCGTCGGCAAGACCGCGCTCGCGATCCAGATGGCTGACTCAGTTGTGCGAGTCGGCGGCAAGGCCATGATCGTTTCCCTTGAGATGCAGGCGCGGGATTTGGTCGGCCGGCTCGCGAAGCAACGACTGGGGCGAAGCGCCGGCATCGTGCGAGGCTGCACAGCGGCCGAGTATCAATCGGCCAAGACCTCGTGGATTGCGTCGGCGCAGAAGATGAAAGCGGACGAAAAGCGGCTGCACATCTTCGAGGTGCGTCAGGTCAAGTCGGTGTCGGACATCGAGGACAGGGTGGCGATGCTGAAGGCCGCGGATGCTCTGCCGCACGTGGTCGTCATCGACTACCTGCAACTGCTGCACGCCGAGGACTCACGCGCACCACGCGAGCAACAGGTGGCGCTCATGTCGCGCCGGATAAAACTCATGGCGCTGAATTTCAACGTGGCCGTGATTCTGCTCTCGCAGCTCAACCGGGACGCGGAGAAGGACGGCAGCCGGCCGAAGCTCTCGGGTTTGCGCGAGTCAGGCGCAATCGAGCAGGACGCAGATCGGGTCTGGTTGCTCTATCCTGACCCTGACGTGATGGCGGTTCCTGACTCGCCGACGGTGCAGGTCGTCATCGACCAAGCGAAGAATCGAAATGGAGCGGGCGGGATCGCCAAGGTGGTCGAGTTCTTCAAACCCAGCTTTTCATTCCACAAAAAACTATGAGGCTCTACGACGAACAAAATCGGCTGCACGCGGAGGGCGGACCGGCAGTCACCAACCCAGACGGCTCGTGCGTGTGGTATTATCACGGGAAGATTCACCGAATCGACGGGCCTGCCGTGCGGCTCGTCTCGGCTGACGGCAGCATCGAAGAACAGTTTTGGATCAACGGGACCGAGATCGTCGCGCCGCAACTTTAACCATGAAACAAACCAAAGAAGAAATCGAAGCGCAGATAATTGCGCTGCTCCAAAGACGGACCGGGCATCAGCGCGTCTTGCGTTCGGTGACGCATGCACTCGAAACGCTCGAAAAGGAACTCGCCGAGCTTCTTCGGCAACTCGCGGAACATTCTCAACCATGAAAAACACAACCGACCAACTAACGACGGCACTCGAACACGCAACGCGGATGCCGTCCGACATCAACGAACATCTGCCTTTGCTCTCACTGCTGGCGTCGCAATGTCAGCAAGTGACCGAATTCGGCGTGCGGACCGGATGCAGCACGCTCGCGTTTCTGCACGGACTGCGAACGAAGCGGGCGACGCTACGCAGCTACGACATCAACGACCAGTTCGGCGTTTTTAAGACGATGCGGCCGCACACGACGACGGACTGGACGTTTTCGATCTGCTCAACGCTGGCGATTTCGCCGATTGAGCCGACCGATTTGCTATTCGTGGACACGCTGCACCGCTACGATCAAGTGGCCGGAGAGCTTGCGCTGCACGGCGACGCGGTTCGGCGCTGGATTGTTTTCCACGATACCGAGACTTTCGGCGTGACGGGCGATGACGGCGGCGAGGGCATCAACCGGGCGATTGACGAGTGGCTGGACGCAAAGCCGGAGTGGCGGATCGTTTACCGGACGCACCGGAACAACGGGCTGACCGTGATTGAGCGTGAGGCTGAAACGCGTTCGTGATTGACACGGAGCGCAATGCGTCAAAAGCGATGCGGCAACACATGACCACGACACAAACACACGACCAAGATCAGCGAGAACTTGAGGCTTTGCGATTCTCGGCACGGGCGGCGAGGGCCATTACGACGCTGGAGATGCAGCGGAAGACTATCACGCGGGAATACGGCGAGCGCATCAAAAAGATTCGGGCGCTGATTCTGATCCTGCAACAGCGCGAGAGCATCGGGCAGCTCGGCATACAGGGGATTGACGCCGTTGAGATTTCGCCGGAGCTTAAGAAGCTGATTCACAATCCGGTCGGTGACTTGTCGTGATTACGGCCACATACGACCGCGCTGCGACCTACGAGGCGTCTTATGACGGCGCTAGGTCGGACGCGGGACGGCTATCGGCGGAGATCATGGAGCGGCTTGTTGAGCTGCACGAGCTACGCATGACGAGCGCGGCGGACCTATGCCGACGGCTCGGGACGCTGGCGGACCTATCGCCGACGATGTTTCTGGTGACCTTGCGGCTTGGCTCGGGCGATGTCTCGGCGGTCAGGCAGAGCTTTGGCGAGATGGCGGCCAAGACCGGGCGAACACGTCAGGCGTTGCATTACGAATGGGCCCACGAGATCGAGCGGGTGCGATTGGTGTTCCCGGCGCTTGCTCAGCTCATGACCGACTACCGGCAGGCGACGGATGAAGCCGAGCGGCCGGAACGGGAGGGGCGGGAGTGAAACCGGCGTTTGATACGTGCTCTGGGTGGCTCGCCAAACGCCGCTGCGTGCGATTTAAGGCGATTTGGCGG